GATCAGTTCCGGGTCTACCCAGTCGTCAGAGCCGATCGGCACGACGTACTCGGCTGGTCGAGGGTTGAGCGCAGGATCGCAGGCGAGTTGGTAGCCGTGGTTCCACTTGCGTCCGAGCGCCCCGGACTCCTCGATCACCCCGAAGCCGAGCTCGCGCGCTGTCTCCAAATTGGCATCCGAAGCGATGACGACCGCGCTTGCCTCGATCCCTTCGGACGTGAGCGCGTCGCAGGTGCGGCGAAGCTGACGCAGGCACACACGCGCGAGCTCGAGCCGGCCATGCGCTGGGACGACGAACCAGAGCGTCGTCACGCGATGACCTCCATCCTCGTGCTCACGTCACGAGCCATCTCGACGAGGTGCTCGGGGTAGCGCTTGGCGAGGGTGCTCCAGGGATCGAGGCACACGGGGCCATACCCGAGAGAGCTCGTGACCTTCTCGAAGCTGTTCAGGTTCACGTCCGACTTGAAGTCGACGCGGCAGAGGTCGTGCGGGTCGGAGAAGATCCACTCGCATCGACCTCCGAGCCCGGCGACGAGCGCGCCGTCGATACCGATCGTCAACTCGTCGCGGATCGGACGGAAGTCGCTTGCCTCGAGCGCCTTGCGCGGGATGATCCAGGGGATGACGCCGTAGCGGCCACGTGCGCGGCAGCGGCGCAGTGATCCCGTCCTGAGATCCACGAGCGCGATCTCGCGCCCGGTCAGCGCTTCGGGCCACGGCGACCAGGTGACGATCGGCTCGTCGTCCGTCGGCCACTTCGGCGATGCCTCGTCTGCCGGCAGTCGGTCGAAGAGGGCGACGTGCATCCAGTCGTCCGAGCCGATCAGAACGACGTACTCGGCCTCGAGCTCGCGGCAAGCGAACTCCAGGCCGTCGTTGAACTTCCGCCCGAGCTGGGCGTTGGACTGCTCCACCACCTCGAAGCCGAAGCTCCGGGCGATGTCGAGATTCTCGTCGTCGGCCACGATCACGGCCGTCGCCTCGTGGCCTCGCACAGCGAGCTCATCGCAGAGATGGGCCCGCTGTGCGAGGGCAAGCCGCGTGACGTCGTAGCGACGCCAGGCGGCACTCACGAAGACGATCCTCACGGCTACGTTCCCGCTGCCGCCTGGATGCCGTTCTCGTCTGCCGGCTTTGCCGTGAACTGCATGACCCTCACCGAGCCCCGCGTCGCCGTGGGGTTGAAGGTGTTGATCGTGCAGTTCCCGTAGTAGACCTCGCGCGTGGGGTCGACGAGGCCATCCGGCTGCCACTGGATCTCGACGGTGTCGCGATCGCGGTGCAGCGGCCAGAGGATGGCGTAGAACTCCGGCGTGTAGAACGCCTCGCCCGAGAACCCCTGAGCCGTCGAGCCGGGGAGGATCTCGTCGACACCAGAGACCGAGAACCCGGACACGTCCTCCTCGGAGTGCTCCGAGGAGAACCCGAACTCCCGAAAGGCGTTCGAGACGTCCGTGCCGTCGATCCAGATGCGGTCGTGACGAGCGATGTCCTTGGTGTATGCCATCGCCTACGCCCCCCTTACGCCTGGACCGTCACCGACGCCAGCGCGAGGCACGTCGGCCGAACGACCTTCACGCCGAAGACGTGCAGGCCACGGATGCCGTCGCCGAAGAAGTCCTGCAGCCGGATCGCCTCGGTCTCGAGGATCTGATCCGCGTAGCAGGTCGCCGACGGATGTCCGGCGATCACGGCGTACGTGCTCGCCGTCGGGTCGGGCGTCTGGTTGGACTTGAACACGTTGAACCCCGCCGCGCGGCCGATGAAGCCGTTGCGGAGCGGCTCCGTCGAGCCCGACGCGGATGCGTCGATGAAGCGGTTGTCCTGGAGCAGAGCTCCGTGGAACTCCGGCGACACGACGACCCAGCGATTGTCGTTCGGGCAGTTGTCCCGATCGAGCGTCGTCGCGAGATCCACGAGAATCCCGTAGCCGGAGTTGTCCGAGATGTCCGCCACCTTCGCGCCGAGGTCGTTCGCCCCGCCGTTCACTGCGGCGTACATGGCTGCGGACACCACGCTGTCGGCGTTGTCGCGAAGTGCGTACGCCGCCTCCTGCGTGGCCTCGTCGAGGAATGAAAGCGCCTGCTTGCGCTCCACGTCGTCGACCTTCAGCGCGAAGTAGCGCTTCTGGTCGATCAGCAGATCCTGCTGGGTGTCTGACACCTCGTCCCACGTGATCGCCGTCAGCTCGGTGTATGCCCGAGTCGAAACCGATCCGATGGACGTGATGTGGACGGTGTCACCAGCCTGCTGAATGTCGCCCTCGTAGTCGCTGTTGCACAGCGACGCGTAGACGAGCTCGTTTCGCAGGTTGGTGAGGATCGCGGCCGACCAGATCTCCGGCCTGAACCCGTCAACTGCCATGTGTCACTCCTTCTTGGGGAATCAGCGAACCCCGAGCAGATGGTCGAGTCGGCCCTCCTTGCGAGCCTTCTCGATCTCCTCGGGCTTCATGGTCTTGAGCTCGGCTTCGGTGACCTGCTGAGGGCCACCCCGCCGCGCTCCCTGATCCGCGTTGCCACGCGTGCCTCCGTCTTTGGCGACCAGGAACGGCCGCGCTTCGAGGAGTGCGTCCATCGCCTTCGCGATGTTGGTCGGAGCCCCGTCGTCGTCGAGCTCGAGCGAGCTTCGGTCGAGCAGCGCCACGACAGCCTCCGGGTCGACGACCTTACGGTCGGGCTTGGCAGCCTCTGCGATGATCGCTGCCCGCAGGCGCGTCTCCCTCGCTTCGGCCTGAAGCTTCTCGTATGCAGCCTGCGCATCGGCAGCGGCCTTCTGTGCCTTCTCGAGCTCGCTCGCGTTGGCCTCTTCGATCTCGGCGAGGCGTTCGGCTGCCTTCTTGAGCTCGTCGTAGTCGGCGTACTTCTGCCGCTCGCGGGCGATGCGCTCCTGCACCATGCGGTTGAACTGCTCTTGGCTCGTAACGGGCCTGAACCCGTCATCCGCGCTCTCGGGCGCCGCGACCTCGTTCGGGTCCGTGCTGGTGCTTGCCGTATCGGCCATTGTGTGTCTTTCCTCCTCGGGTGAGTGCCGGCGCGAGATTGCGCCGTCGGTGTCGGAGCTAGACGAGCTCCAGGGTCATGAGCAAGGCGATGTCCTCCGCGAGCGCATCTCCCGGCTCTGGGATGACGACAGAAGATAGAACCTCGTCGGGCCGCACGAGAACCTCATCGATGGGAACGAGAGGCCGCGGGCGAGGGATCGTGAACCGCTCGAGCACCTCGGGCGGGAGTACCTGCGGCTTCTCGAACTCCCGAGGGAGACGCTCCTTCTTGCGCTTGCGAGCAGCTCCGCCGATCTGAGACTGCGCCACACCGGGCTGCTCGAGCTCGTCGGGCGGAGGCGGCCAGAACAGGCCCGTCCAGTACGAGAGTGACCAGTACGCATGAGGGAAGTAGCCCACATCAGTCGCCCACGTCGAGGGTCACGGCCGTGCGGTTGCCGTCGCCGTCCACGGTCGCCGTAATCCGGTCGATATGGTCGAGCGCGTCGCGGATCACGACGGTCGGCCCCGTTGCGCCCGAGAGCTTCCCTGCCGATGCCGCGAGGATCAGGCGGAGCACTTCGACGGCAGTGAGGCTGTCGCTGCCGTGCTGCTCGATGATCTCCGTCCACGGGTTGGCAGCGGAGCCAGCGTCGTTCAGCTTCTCCCCCATCGTCCCCGCTTCGTCGAACTCGGCCGAGAGCGCTTGCCAGACAGCAGCAGCGAGTGACTGAGGCGAGAGCTCGGTGAACGGCTGGATGTCGGCCGCGAGCTCGCCCGTCGCGTAGTTCGGCGCCGAGAGCGATCCAGAACCCGAGAGCGCCGCGAGCAGGTAACCGATCGCCGTGCTCGTCGCGCTGAGGCTTCCCGAGCCCGAGAGCGCCGCCGACGCTTGCAGGATCGCTCGCAGATCTGCGTTCGCTATCGAGCCAGAGCCCGACAATGCCGCCGTGCCCGAAACGACGAGCTGGCCGCTCGGCGCAGGCGAGAGGCCGCCCGAGCCCGAGAGGTTGGCCGTGGCGTTCTTGCCACCTGCGATCCCTGCCGTGAACGTGCCGGAGCCCGCGACCTTGCGTCCACGTGAGGCGATACCCCCCGCGCGCACCGCGAGCAGCCAGCAGTTCGGCGGGTAGTTGCCGTACGGCACCGACGACTTGTAGGCGACAGTGCCATCGGTCGCCTGGCTCACGAGCTGGAAGTTCATCATCCGTCCTCGGCGCCTGAACTGCCCCTGCATGTTGCCGCTGCCGCCTGCGACTGTCGCCGCCGACGCGCACATCACCCGCGAGACGTTCCCGCCCTGGAGTCTGTCGCCGTTGTTCAGGAGCACGTCTCTATGCCCATGCGTAGTCGAAGCCGAGGACGATGGGTGAGTTGTTCGTCGTCGCTCCGGTCTGGAACAACAGAAAACCGAGATGCGCGTCGTCTCGGATGCGCGGGAGCGATGGGAGCTGGTTCACGAAGTCGCGCTCGCTCATCATCCCCGATGCGACGATGGGCAGCGACCACAACGGCTTCACGAGATGCAGGACGAGCTGGCCGGAGCCCGTGTAGGCGGTGCCGCCCGAGAGCGTGAACGCCTCCAGGTCACGAATGCCGTAGTCCCCTGCCGCGAGCGGCAGAAAAGGCCCGTAGCGGTTGGCAGCGTTGCCGGAGTGGGGGACGGCTCCTGCTACCGGAGTAGCCGCGAACGAGACGGTGACCGGGATCGACACACCAGTGTTGCCGTCTTGGTCGGTGTACGTGAACGCCGAGAGGTTGGGCCCGCCAGCGGTCGGAGCCACCTCGGTAGAGAAGAACGCCCGCAAGCCTGCGCCGTTCGGGTAGCGCGCCGAGCCGTCGAGCGCGGTCATGGTGATGGTGCGCGAGCTCGTGCCGGTGACATCCGTACCGGTGACCGGCACGTAGCCGACCTGGTCGTAGCAGAGCAGGATCCAGGGAGCACCGGCCGCGGCGAAAACGGATGCGTAGGCGTTCAGAAAGTGCTTGGTCGCCGTCGAGACGTCGCCACCGTGCCAGACCGCACCCTCCGAGGTGTCGTCGGTCGCCACGTACGTGAGCGACGTGCCGGCGTAGGTCTTGGCGACCGGATAGCCCGAGAGGACGCCGAGGTCTGTCCAGGTGCCGGCGACCCCCGCCGGCGTGATCGTCTTGAAGACGTCGACGCGGTCGTACTGGCCGTCCTCGGTGATCTTCGAGAGCAGGTCGTCGTATGAAGTGAAGCCCATGAGTTACCCCCAGACGGTCTCGATGAGGCCAACCCAGCTTCCGCCCGATGCCGAGCCCGCTGTAGTCCGCCCGATGAAGTGCAGGTAGGCGCCGTCCTCGATCTGCGCCGCCCCTGCCCGCGAGACGAGTGCCTCGACCTCGACGGGGGAGCCGAACGACTCGAGCGTGCCCGACGTCGTGCGCCGTGACTCTTCGCGCAAGTAGAAGCGCGCGATAGGCTTCACGAGCACGAGCGCTGCCAGCCCGCCGTTGGCAACCGAGAAGTTGATCGCCTCCACCGAGCGTACGCCCGTGTCTCCTGCCTGGAGCGCGATGAAGGGCGTGAGACCTCCTGCGGCGGTGACTGCCTGCACGAGCGTGGCGTTCGGCTGTGCTGCCGCACAGAAATGGTTGGGCGTCACCCGACCCGGCGTCCCGTCCTGGTTCGTGTAGCTGATCGTGAACTGACCGCCTGAGAGCGTCGCGGTCTGAGCGACGAGCATCATCATCACGCCCTCGCCGGTCACGTAGCGCGGAAGCGTGATGGTGTTGTCGAGAGCCTGATCCTCGCCGGACACGTCCATGTCGATGAACGGGTAGTAGAGGAGGTAGTCGAGGAAGAACATCTCGACGTTCTGTCCTGTCGTCGTGGTTGCCGTCGACGCTCCGTGAACCATGACGAGCCGGTGGAGGTACTTGCGCGCCGGCGCAACGTCGGGGCCGTGGTAGATGCCACGCCCGCCCTCGAGATCGGCAGCCACGAGCGGCTCAGAGGCGTAGTAGTTCGGCACCGGGCTTCCTGCCGTGCCCGAGAAGTCGAGCCACTGTCCGGCGATCGTCGTCACACCGGGCACCTTGCGGAAGGACGCGAGCCAGGAGCGTCCGTCGACCAGGCTCTCGGCCCAGTCGTCAACGGCTGCGAAGCCCGCCATGCCCCTTCAAGGTCGCAAAGATGTTCACGATGATCGGCTCGGGTGTCGGCTTGTCGGCCATCTCAGTCCTCCGTGATCGTCAGGGCACCGACCGCGAACTGCGGCTGGATGCCCGACGAGACGGCAAGCGACGAGTTGAGCGCACCCGAGTAGAGGATCTGCCCTGCCCCCGAGGAGGCCGTGCCGATGGCGACGTGCGTCAGTGTCTCGGAGCCCGAGGTGCACTGCGGGAACTGGATCAGATCATCGTTCGAGGCCTGGTTACCCACCACATCCCAGCCCGCAGCGTCTCGGGAGACGGCCTGCCGAGCGTACGAGCCGTACGCCGCCTCGGACGTCGTCTGCGACCCGGCCTCGCCTGGGTCACCCGTGTGGAGCGAGATGTAGAGGTTCGTACCCGCGTCCCACGGGAAGTCCACATCCTGAAAGATCTTCGCCAGGACGTCGTTCTCGGTCGTATTGCCCTTGCTCATGACTTAGCTCTCCTGGTCGTAGGTCACGGCGAGCGTGCCGTCGTCCTCGCGCTTGACGGTCGCGGAACGTGGGCGACTGTCGGGGACGTTCACGGTCACGTCAGGGACCGGCGGGGCCTCAACGGTGACGCTCGCGGGCTCGACGGTCACCTGCGGCGGCTGCACGGTCACAGCCGGCGTATTGACGGTGTTCTGAATCGCGCCCTCGGTGATGTTCGCCTGAATCGCGCCCTCGTTGAAGTTCACGGCTGGCGGCTCGACGGTCACCTGCGGCGGATGGACGGTGATGTTCGGTGGCGGCGGCGGCTCGCGCGTGCCGAGCTCGGTCACCACAGCTCGCAGGTCGATCGTCTCCTCGCGCGCCTCCCGAACCGCCGCCATGAGCTCGGCGCGAATCTCCTCGAGGCTTGCCGCAAGCGAGGCGACCGCTTGGCGCTGCGGGTCGAGCTCGGCCTCGAGCGTCTCCTTGCGCTCGGCGCTCATGCGGGCGATCTGCGTCTGCGTGTAGCCTAGATCCTCGAGCGTCTGCTCCCAGGTCACGAGTCCCGCTTGGAAGCGTTTGATCGCCGCATCGGTGATCTCGGCCTCGCTGCGGATCTCCGGGTCTGCCCATACGATCTCCGAATCCACGGGCGCATCGGGCTCGCCGGCGAACGCTCGCGCGAGGCGCATCGCCTCCTCGAGTCCCTCGCCGAAGGGGCGCATCTTGCGCACCACCTTCTTGATCAGTCCCGACTCGGCCGACTTGATCGCATCACCAGAGGGTGACTGGCCCTCCTGAATCAAGTAGTGGCGAGGGGTGCGGGTCGTGACGGCGATGTGGAGTACCTTCTGCTCGATCGCCCTGATGTAGCCGGAGAGGTCGGTCTGCTCGAAGTCGCCGAAGCGGGCGTCGGGATTCTCCGAGTACCAGAGCCGGTCGATCGCCGTGCGGAAGGGCTCGATGTCCCGCCCCGAGTCGTCCTTCTCGAGCGAGACGCCAGCCATCCAGCGCTGTCGGTGAGCGCCGAAGTAGCCCGCGAGGGCGAGCAAGAACAGGAACCCGTTGATCTGGTTCTGAATCCGGTAGACGTCCGCGATCTCCGACTCGCCCTCGACGAGTAGCCGGGGGCGGTTGCGAAGCGGCACGATCGGAACCACGCCGATCGGGTTCTCGACGAACTGATCGGGGAGTTCGACCCAGGAAGATCTGGCGACCGATTGGCCCATCCCGCGAGCACCGCCTGACACCTTCTGACCGTAGGAGCTGTTCAGCGCACCGCTGTCGGTCGTATATCCGCTTGAGCCCGATCCCACTGCTCGCTCGAACTTGTAGATCCCGCTCGGCAGATAGACGTTTGCGCGCTCGCGACCCGTCCAGTCGTCGAGCCAGATCTTGAGCGCCGCGGCGCGCTGGCGGAAGTTCGAGCCCGGCTCGTAGCCGATGATCGTCTGCATCGGATCCTCGATCGCGATTGAGGGATGCTCGTCGGCATCGGTCTTCCATATCGAGAGGTAGGACACGCCCTTGACGAGCGATTCGAGGAACGCCGTCTGCGACTCAGCGTCCATCTGGTTTGCCTGCCAGATCTCCCACGTCGCCGCGTCTGACTGCGAGTCCGTCGCGGCGCTCAGGCGGAAACCGTCGACGCGCAAGCGCTCCTCGACCGCGTCGACGACGAGGCGCATGAAGTTTGAGCGCGACTCGTCGAGGAGCATTCGAAACTCGTTGCGGATCTTCTCGGCGTGCGCCGGGGTGATGAACGGAAGCGGGTGCTCGCCCCGGTAGTAGTCATCGAGCTTGCGCATGTCGCCCTGGCGAAGAGCGAGCTCGCCCTCGAGCTTGTGGAGCCACCACACTGCCTGCTCGGACGGAGTCTCGGGCAGGATCACGCTCATGCGAAACCTCCCGCTCGGTAGCGAGGTTGCGGTCGCTTGGACTGGAACTCGACTGCGACTGAGTGAACCATCGACGCGGAGCGCAGGGCGTCGATCACGCGGACGACCTGCTTCGGCGCCGCACGGCTTCGATCAGGACGATCGAAGCGGACGCTCCCGTC